AGCGATAGACGATACCCTGACCACGGGAGTCAGCGCCGAGCCAAAATAAACCGTTATCGAGCTTGGCAATAGAGTAGGTAGCTGCACAACCAATTTCGTTGTAAGCGCCTTGGATAGGGGCTAAAGGAAACGGGATAGTGCCTGCGTCGTACCAAACCTCAATAGTGCTGTTACCAAACACCCATACTTCACGGTTGTTTGTAGCTACAGCCATTACGTTGTCAGGGGTGCTTTCAGCAGCCGCAAACGCAAGGGGGTCAATTACGGTGCCGTCCAATGGCTCAGTAACCCATAGAATCTGTGAATTAGGCTGATTAAAGACGAAATAGCCGTCGATATAGCTGACGGTTACGCACCCTGCAAAATCATTGTCTGTGACCGCTTGGAACACATTGGTGGCTTCGTTGTAAACGTAGCCATTAGGGTTAGCAGCAATAAAGAGTTGGGTGCCGTTATCGGCGATACTAACTGGGCCAGTGCCTTCAACAATACCTAGCAGTTCAGATGTGTAGTCAGGATAAATCTTGTAAAACTCATTGCCAGAGATAACGTAGGCGTCGTTACCGCGAGTTTCATGCGCCCAAAGCCCACGAATAGGGCCAGTGCCTATAGTTGTTTCTAGCTTTAGACCTGGGGCGCGGTTTAAAAATCCGCTAGTTTTGCCACCTTCAGGGGTAGCTTCAGGGAACAGATTAACCATGCGGTTATCTGCTGCGTTGACACTACGGGCAACATAGCTCTGCCCAAGAATAGGCGTGTGCATTTTTAGTAGTTTCCAGCGAAGATGTTATAGCGTTGACGAGTTGCCACAATGCTGTAAGGCATGGACATAATGTCGTCAGGGTTGTTAATACGTTTGAGGTTGCGCTTAGATGACATAGCAATACGAAGCACTTGTGGTGGAGGTTCTACACCAAATTCATTGGCAATTTCACACGCCAAGTTATATTTAAACGCCCTCAAATAACCAGGAGGAAACGCTAAATCAGTAGCTAGCGTAGCTGGTTTATCTAGTTGTTGTACAGATACCATGTGGAACTCAAGTACCTTAGTAGGTACAGGGTACACAGTCATCTCGATGTCTGGATAGGTCATATTGACCCACATTACTTGAGGATACGAGCTTGTAACAGTCTTAACGGCGATACCATCGTATTGCTGTTGATTGATTAGCTTAATACCAAAAGAAATGCCTGATTGAGGGTCTTTAAAGTAAGACGCGTCGTCAACCAAAATAGGGCGGTTACCTACGGTGTCGCCAGTAGGCCCTAGGGTATGAGAAGAAGTATTAGGAAGCCAAGATACGATCTGATCTTCAGTAGAAAACACAGCTAAACGCTCTGTATTCCATGAATCAATCATTTGATTGAGCGCAGTTAAAGCGTCTTGGGACGTGGCGGCAGAAGGGGTTTCACCTTCGGCAAGCATACCAATTAAGCGCAACGCGCCGTTAATTTGATCGTTAGCTGTAGTCGCCATGACTTATTCCTTACTCAGTGGGTTTGCGTCGTCTTTTCACTTCCAGCTTATTAGCAGGAACCGCAACTTCAGCAACTTCTTCTGCTGGTTCAACTTCCTCGGAAATTGATGGCGTATCGTGAGTATATCTCACCCAGCCGTTTTGTTCATCAAATTCTGCTTCTTGTTCCATCGTGGCAACTTTAGTGCCATGATCGGGATGTTTTAAATAGATAAGGGGCATATTTTTCTATGTAGATAGGGAGCCTAAGCCCCCTATTTTATTAAGCTACAACAGGATACTGCCATTTAGTGCCGTCAGAGATAAACAACTTACCTAAACCAGTTGCATTGCTTGTAGTAGCCAATGAACCAGCAGAAGCAGTAGTTGTTGTACTGTTAGCAGTAATTGCAGTAGTCAAAAAATACAAACCAGCAACAGCGTTAGCTGCAGCGGATGTACCTGAAGTAGTAATGCTAGTAGCAGTAACCGCTGCAAGTGCCGAAGTACCTGTAACTGTCAAGCTATCAAACTGTGGGTCTGCATAAGCAACACCCGTAGCCTTTGTATTTGGCATGATCTTTCCTTTATAAAACCCGCCCCGAAGGGCGGGATATTACATTAAGCAATGCGGTAGAGAGTCCAAGTACCGTCGCCTGTTTTACGAGCGCGGAAAGTTTGGGCTGTACCAGCAGTAGCAACAACAGTCATCAAACCAACCAAAGTCCAACCAGTGTTTGTTGTCAAAGTAATAACGCCAGAGCTTGAGCCATCGACGTTAATAACTGAGAAATCAAACGAGCTATTTGGTTTAGCGCTTGAAACAAGTGCGTCTAAATCAGCAGCAGTTGGAAGTTGATAAGAAACTGCGCTTGTTCCTGGGTTGCCAAGAATGATGCCGTTAGCCAACTGAGCAGCAGTCAAAGTTACGCCAGTTGTCAAAGACACAGGAGCAGGTTGAATTGTTAAATCTACTTCGGATAAATTGCCGTCACCAAGTTGGTAACCGCCAGCGCCATTAGGTAGTGCCATGATATGTTTCCTTAAAAAATAAGTTTAAAAAGCCCCCGCTTGCGCGGGAGCATTTAGGTTTAACCCCAGATACGGCAAGCCATTGCTGGACGGATTGCGCTGTAACCGTAGAGAACGTCGATACGGCAAGGTAAACGGTCGTTATTGATGTCGTACTGACGTACAACACGCATAGAGATACCGTTGTGAACTTGGCGTGAAGCCATGTCAACACCTTGTGGCAACAACAAGTCAGCGGTCGCAAAAGTGATCGCATCTTTGTGGTAAACCAAGTTCTGAGCGTACTGGCTAGAAGCAGAACCCAACATTGTTACAACAGCAGAAGCTTGTGGGAATGAGTTAACAGTCGCCAAAGCATTAGCTGAAGTGTAGAGCGCTGGAGAAATGCTCAAAGTTGCAGTAGAAGAACCTGAAGCTACAGCAGTTACAGTGAACTGTTGCAAGCTACCTGTTGACTCACGTGTTTGTGGGTTAACAGCGTATACACCAGCTACAGTAAATACATCACCAACAGCAACGGTTGCAGAACCAGTACCACCATCAATGCTGATAGTTGACTGACCTTGAGTTGAAACAGTACCGTTTACAACGATTGTGTCGCTTGTAGAACGTGAACCAGTTGTGAACTGCTTGATAGATTGGCTCATGTTGATTTCTTCAAAGCCCAATACACCCATACCCATCATGCCATTCTTGAATTGACGGCTGATTGTGTCTGTAGGATTAAACAGACCTTTCATGCCTTCAACCAAACCTGCGTTAGCTGCTGGGTTAACAGTAGCGTAACGTGGGGACATAACAGCAGCGTTTTCGTTCAGCTTTTGTTGAGCTTGCAACAGAACCAAAGAAGTAGAAGGAGTTGTGCCAGGTGTACCAACTGAGCTATAGATGGCTTTGTAGCTGTTTGCTACGTCAGCATCAATAGAAGAAGCCAACTGTGAGATACGTGGTTTCAAAACACGCTCTGCAAAGTCATCTAACTGCATTGTCAATTCAGCAGAGGTGAAGTTAACACCAATGTGCTTTTGACTAGCAACAGACAAAGTTGTGTACTGTTCGTTGTCGTCTTGAACTTGCAAGGCGGCACCGTCAGTTACCAAAGCGCGGTCTGGTAAGCGGATACGGAGAGTAGAACCAATTTTTGCGCCTTCAACAGCGAAAGAATCGTCATACTGGCGGTTTACGTTACGGGTTAAAACAAGATTATTCTCAAGGATCTCAAGAGCCTTGCGTGTAATCATGTCAATCGTTAAGATCGAGTTAGACATAACCTAATTACCTACGGTTTTGCGCTTCCCACTTCTTGATCTGTCGCAACCGTTCGGCTTCAATCCATTCTGACGTTGACATCGACTTTATCGCTCGCGCGTCTGTCGTATCATATCTAGGGCCGGAGCTTGACCGAGTAGCCGTGACAGGAGCAAGAGGAGCTGGCGCAGTTGAAGTGCGTTTTGTCGGCGGATCCGCGACCAGTTTGGCCTCGATCCTACCGATCTCCTTTGCCTGCAAAATCGGCGGCAAATTGGCGATCCGTTGGGCCTCTTTAGGATTAGACCCTAAGTGATAAATCACTTCGGGGCCAATATCTGAAGCCTGGATGGCTTGGGCCATATCGTTCGTTACGGGGAGGTTCGGATTATACGCGACTTGTTCAAAGTCATCGTATCGTTCACGCGCTTCCTCTTCACGATCTTTATACGACTCAAGCAGAGCTGCCTG